GGTCACATGGCGGCACTTAACGCATCAGGTGTTATATCAAACATATCAACTGTTGCTACTGATATTTCTAATGTAAATTCTGTTGCAACGAATCTATCTAGTGTGAATGATTTTGCGGCTCGATACAGAGTAGCATCATCTGAACCAAGCTCTTCTCTCGATGTTGGTGATTTGTTGTTTGATACGACAGCTAATCAGTTGAAGGTGTATAAGTCTGGTGGCTGGGAAGCGGCAAGTGCATTTGGTAATTTATCATCAGATAGTACACCGGAATTAGGGGGTAACTTAGATGTAGTTACACATAGTATTGTATCATCAAGTGATAGAAACATAGCCATAACACCAAATGGTGCTGGTGTTGTTAGAATAGATGGTAATGTAGATATATCAACTGGTGCTATAGATTTAAAGAATGGTGGTACGCAGTCGTATATTAGATTTTATTGCGAAAGTTCTAATGCTCATTACGCACAACTACAAGCACCAGCTCACTCTTCCTTTGGTGGTAACATTACTCTTACAATGCCAGCAACAACTGGTACATTGGCTCTTACATCTCAACTTCCAACATCAGGAATATCAAGTGGCAATGTCGCTACATTTACATCTGGTGTAGCTGATGATGATTTTTTGAGAGTAAATGGTACTTCTATTGAGGGTAGGAGTGCTTCTGAGGTTGCTTCAGATATAGGAGCGGCAACAACAGATGATGCAACAGCTCTTGCTATAGCGTTGGGATAAAGGAGAAATAATATGGCAAATACATTTAAGGTAGTAAGTCACGATGTCATGCCAGCAAGTGCTGGTTCGCCAGAAGACTTATATACCACACCAAGTAGTACAACAACTGTGATTATTGGTTTGATGTTAGCCAATATTCATACTGCACAAGTAACAGCATCAGTAAAATTAGTATCAGATACATCTGGTGGAGGTCGAACAGCAACCAACACAACAACATTTTTGGCTAAGAATGTTCCTATTGCTGTGGGACAAAGTATAAATATGTTAGCTGGTGGTAAAGTTGTTTTAGAAACTACAGATAAGATACAGATAGATTGTTCAGTTGCTGACAAAGTATCGGTTACTATGTCAATAATGGAGATTACATAATGTCAGAGTATAGCATAGGAAAACAAGGCGATGGCACAAGCTATGAGCCAGTTATTCGCCAAGTAGAAAACACAATAAATAATTCATTTACAATAGACGCAACGAATAATGCTGTTGTTGCTGGGCCGATAACAATTGGCAGTAGTGCAACAGTAACTGTATCTGGAATATTGGTGGTAGTATGAGCAAGATAGAAGTAGATGAAGTAGTTAACCAAACTGGCGATAATGATAGTGGTATTGACTTAACTACAAATGACCAGATTGGATTTAAGATAGCAAATGCTAGTAAGTGGACACTTAATTCTTCTGGTAACTTATTTCCAGCATCAACCTCACAAGGCATAGTTCTTGGTGCAACATCTGATACATCGGCAAACAGGCTAACAGAATATGAAGAGGGAACTTGGACTCCAACAGTTAATTCAGGAGGAATAACGCCTCTTAACTGTACCTATGTAAAAGTAGGCGATTTTGTGTATGTTTCAGCAAATTTAGCTGATATAACTGACACAGGTACAAGCACAATGGTTCAAATAGGGGGTCTTCCTTTTACTTCTCAGTCTGCAAGTCAGGCAACAGGAAGTGTTATGTTTAGGTACTTAAATGCGCCAACAAATTATGTTCAATTAACACCTTTAATAAACGGCTCTTCTACTACAGTTATATTTTATTGGAGTTCTGGTGCAGGGGCGAGTTGGGGAAGTATGGGATATTCAGATGTTTCAGGCTCAGACCCCTGGGATATGATTATTGGAATTGGTTATAGAGCAACAGGTTAATACACCAGTTTGAAACTGGGTTGTCAGTCCACAGTCAAAAGGAGTTAAAGTATGGCAATAACAAAAGAAACAATACAAGACAAAATAGAAGTTGTAGGTGATTTTAAACACATTCAAATCAGGACAGCAACTGTGATAAAAGAAGATGGTGTTGAAATATCACGCTCCTATCATCGCCATAGTTTAGCACCAGATAGTGACAGCACAAATGAAAGTGCAGATGTAAAAGCAATGGTGGCACAGTTTCACACAGATGCAGTAAAGAAAGCATACGCTGACCACATAGCAGAACAGGCAAAATTAAAATGACCTCAACATTAAAAGCAGACAAAATTGAAGGAGTGACCGCAAGCGGTACTGTGCAGATGCCAGCTGGTCATGTGGTGCAAGTTGTCAGTGGCACAACTAATACACAAAGACAAATTACCAGTACATCTTTTGTAACTACAAGTTTAACAGCAACAATAACACCAAAATTTTCAACTAGTAAAATTCTTGTCATGGTAAATATTGGTCTTTATCACGCAAGTGGAGGAATTCAAAATGCAGCAGGAGAACTTGCTATATACAGAGGTTCTTCAGCAATATCAACTAAGGCACATAGATTATATGATTATGGAAGCTCTGGTCTTCTTTTAAATACACCAGAAAACCTTATGACTATTGATAGTCCTTCAACAACTAGTGCTACAGTTTACACAGTGTTCGCCAAAGTTGCCTCTGGTGGTCCAACAATCTATATTGATGTAGATGGTAAAGACAGCATTATAGTGTTACAGGAGATAGCGCAATGAGTACACTTAAAGTCGATACAATTCAGGGTAAGACAACGGCTGGAACTGTGTCTATGCCAGCTGGTCATGTGGTGCAAACAGTAAGCAATACAAGTTATGGAAGTGCAACCTATAGTCTAAGTGCAAATACAGAACAAAACACTTTGTCTTGTACTATTACTCCTAAATTTTCTAACAGTCATATGTTTATTACAGTAAATTGGTGGTTTGCTCCTAAAAATAGCAATGATGATCATGGCCTTGCAATGAGAAGGGAAATAGGTGGTTCGTTAACTGGATATGTTAATGGCTCTACTAATCCAGATGCTGCAAGAGGAAAATTTACTGTGGGGAGTTTTACAAGAGAGCCTTTCTTTTGGCATGATGATTCACCTAACAACGCAAGTGGTTCAAGAATACACTATGATTATTCAGTTCAACCTTGTTCAGCTTTTTTAAAAGATACTTATTCTGGAACAGATGCAAGAACTTACCAACTTACTTTAGGCACATCAGGCACTGGCAAAACTGTGTATTGGAATAAACCAACAGCAGGCTCAGATGGTCAAGCTGGTGGAAATACAGCTATTATAATACAGGAGATAAAACAATGACAGATGTAGCAACAGCATTATCGAGTTTAGGAGTTACAGAGTGGGTACTCAGAGGAGAGCCTACAAATGAAGAAGAGTTCAACGCTATGTTTCGTAAAGTTACAGGAGCAGACAGCAATGGTTCAGCTATCGAGAGTGATAAACCATCAGACTTTGGGACAACATGGAAAGCTGTAAGCGATAAAAAGACAGAGCTAGTCAATGCAGAGCCTATGCGATTGCTTAGAGTTGAACGCAATAGATTGCTTGCTGAAACAGATTGGATGGCAAACTCTGATGTAACTCTTGCCGATAACTGGAAAACCTATCGACAACAGCTTAGAGATTTACCAGCTAGTGCATCACCAAAGTTATCAAGTGATGGGTCGCTAGATATGTCCTCTGTTACCTTTCCTACTAAGCCTAGCTGATGACTAAGCTGACGGAACGCATAACGAAACTAGAAACTGAAAATCATATTCAGTTCAAAGAAATCTTTTACAGATTAAAACGATTAGAGGTGGTATTAATCGGTGGCATGGGTGCTGTTATTACTATGCTTATCGGAGTTCTATCACAAGTTAGTTAAATGCTCGACCCATTAACAATTAGTGCCGCCGTCGCAACAGCTAACACGGCATTTAATGGGTTGAAGCGTGCTTTTCAGGTTGGAAAAGATATTCAGAGTATGGGGAATGACTTATCCAAATGGATGAGTGCCGCATCAGATATCGAGAACGCACAGAAGAGAGCTAAGAATCCTTCTTTCATTACAAAACTCACACGCAAAGATAGCATTGAGCAAGAAGCTGTTGAAGCATTGACTGCTAAGAAACAGCTTGAAGCACAGCGATATGAGCTACAGCAGTTCATTAAGTTTAAACATGGTACACAAGCATGGAATGAATTGCTTAAGATGGAAGGTGATATACGCAAGCGTAGGCAGAAAGAGATATATGATAAACAAATATTGCGACAAAAGATAATTACAGTTATCGTAGTATTACTTGTTCTTGTAATTGGTATGGGTATATTACTTGCTTTTGTATATGGATTGGTACAACTCGATAGGGGAAACATAGGCTGATGACACCAGAAACGCTCGACAAGTGGCGAATCCTCCCACGCTTGATGATGCTAGCTATGACCTGTGTTTACATTAGGTGTATCGAGTGGGCATTGAGCCAGCCTGATTTAACCACTCAACAAGCTGGCTTGGTGTCTGTAGTTACTGGTGCGATGACTGGCTCATTTGCTATATGGTTAGGAAAGGAAACTAATAATGAAAGCTCTTTACGATAAGCTAACAGACCGACAGAAGAAAACTATGATGAAGCACAGTAAGCATCATTCTAAAAAACATATGGTATCTATGGCTAAGATGATGGCTAAAGGAACCTCATTTAGTGCCGCGCATAAAAAAGCAATGAAAGATGTAGGCAAATGATATTCAAAGCACTACAACTTGTTGGTGGTATGGCATCTACATGGATAGAATCTAAAGCTGAGTCACAAAAACTTAACCTGGAGATAAAAAAGAAGCAGTTGACTGGTGATATTGACTGGGATCTCGAGGCTATGAAAGGATCTCAGTCTAGCTGGAAGGACGAATATCTTGTAATTTTATTTAGTATACCTCTTATTCTCTGTTTTATGGGTGAGTGGGGTAGAGATATAGTAGAACAGGGTTTTAAAGCTTTAGAAACGATGCCTGAGTGGTATCAGGTAACTTTAGGTTGTATTGTAGCCGCCAGCTTTGGCATACGCTCAGTGACTAAATTCTTTGGGCTACGAAAGAATGGGAAATAATTGGGAGAAACGTCGTGAGAATCTTCGCATACATAGGGATTGGGATATTAGAAACTTTAGGAGAAAAGATATGGCATTTAAATTATCACAACGGTCGCTGGATAAACTGGATGGAGTACATCCTAAGCTTGTTGAGGTTGTTAAGAAAGCAATTGAGTACACTGATGTAGACTTTGGGGTTATCTATGGTGTTCGTGATTTAGAAACTCAAAAGAAATTGTATGAGTCTGGCAAATCGCAGACTATGGCTAGTAAACATTTGATTCAAGAGGATGGTTATGCGCATGCTGTTGACCTTATGGCTTATGATGGCAGTAATCCATCTTGGGATATTGTGGATTATGATAACATAGCTGATGCTATGCGTAAGGCTGGCAAAGAAGTTGGGGTTGATTTGGTTTGGGGTGCGGCATGGCACAAGCTTCTTACTATGTCACCGGATAGTGCAGAGGATTTAATGAATGACTATATCGACACAAGAAGAGCCGAATCAAGACGTCCGTTCATCGATGGACCTCACTTCCAATTGCATACCTAGACAACTAGCTTTTGACTTTGATGATTACGATGGGCCGCCAGAGTTGTGGTTAGAATACCTTTGGAAAACTACAGTACCATAGAGAATACAGCTGTATCTCATTTGATACCAAACTGTACTCCATATGATACCAATCGTTCTCGATATGTTTCATTTTTCCCATAGTTTCTTGCGTTCTATGTACAGAGAAATAATATCTTCAAAGTTATCTGGTTTGCGAGGTGGTACTGTGCTGTAGATGTTATAGGCTTCAAAGCATCTGTTTTCTTTATATACTTGTTCGCTAAGTTTCTGACATTCTCTTGCAGACTCGAGATCAATAGTCAGCATGAGAATGATAGTGTGTGTCATCTTTTCTATCATAGTTATCTCCGCTGGTAAAACTAGGAGGTCTGGCAAGCAGAGCAGTATTAGACCTCCTAGCATGTTTTAGGATTAGTTTATTTGGAGAAAACTATGTTCCTAAAACGGTATTTCATCATCTTGAAGTTCTTTGTCAATATTATTTTGTTCTGCTGATGCTCTTTTTTCTGTAACCTCGAGCGATAATATTTGACCAGCTTTCGAGTCTTTTAGCCAAGCGGCAATACGCTTCTCTCCAGAGTTAACACCTATTACACCAGATATCTGTGGTGCTGATGGATTGTCTGAGGAGTTATCCCACATGCGTCCTACTTTGACATACACATCTCGAACAACTTGTCCGTCTGGCATTGTATCTCTTGTGATAGCAATACGCTTTTCTTCACCATCATCATTAAGAGTACCAGTACCAATCAGACTAAGATTTGTTTTTGTCTGCATGTAAAGCACACCTTTGTTATTGTTATCGTATTGTTGATCCATATTACCTCCTATTAAATTAATGGATTAGATTTAGTATTTTTATTATTTCCAGGCTCATACTTATTGCCGTCATATTTACCAAGAAACATATCTGCATCACACCCTATGTGCGATAGAGCTTTTGTTAGGGCATCGGTCATTGCTGATTTAGTAGCTTCTTCATCACTAATTCTTCTTACTAAAGGCTTGCCGTTAACTTGTGCATTAGAGATAAATGTTCGACACCCAGCAACTGGTCCAAATTTATTTTCTGGTAGAGTATGCCAAACAGTGACACGTGCAACTACCATCATTACATCAGCATGACATGGATAATCATATTCGACATCATATCCCCACCCTATACCAACTGGACCAAATGTTTCTGTCATCTTTTTAATCTGATACTGAGCATCAACAGTATTAAAAGATCGAGAACCTATACTTACTTTCTTCATATGCTTCTGATCTGTTTCACATATTGCGTTCCATATAGCCATTCGATCTTCATACAGCTTTGATTTTTCTATTTTACTCATGCTATCTCCTCATCTGTTTCATATTTTCTAACTGCATCTTGAGCAAGTGATGTCATCATGCGTACATCTGATGGATGCATCTTTATTTCATCAAAATGTCTAAGATTAAAATGCCTGTCTTCAACAAACATTGACCAGTCACCATCTGGATGTATTTGAACCATCCTTATATTTAGCCATTTACCTGACCAAAGCTCTTTATCTTTTCTTCTTTTACCTCTCATGCTTGCTCCTTTACTTTAATAGTTCTTCTTTTGTTGGTTATGTTTACAGACAATAAATCACAATCCATCTGATATACATCTGGTGGTATGTGGCTCATCAATCTTTTCTTTGCCGACTCGTTTTTCTTTGCAGACTCGAGCGTATCAACATAGTCGTGTGCATCAGCCATGAACTCATTACTGCTGTTCATATCTAGCTTTACTTTCCTATCAATCGCGATGCTTGAAATATCTGGGGTTTCCGCATCACGATTGCTAGGTGGCATCTTGCCTTGAACATGTCGCCAGAACTTAACAATCAAACTTATCATGTGCATTGTGTAGGCATGATCGTATGATATGTGTTTTGATTCCCATTTGCTGTTACCAAATATTACAGAAAGATAAATACCATCAGCTTTATATCCTTCACTCTCGCAATAGTTATTGTGTAGAAACATATAGAACTGTAACTGCGGCATGTATCTCTCGATAATAGTTTCCATGTTTGTAAATGCATTTGTGTGTTTTGCTTCGACAAGATAGCTTTTATTTTTACTATCAATGCACATCATATCGCTGGTGCCAAACATCGGAACACCATGCAGTTTATTTAGATCACCACTGCCTAGACCAAACTGCAATCTAACTCTAGTTCCAGCTAAACCTAGTCCAGGTTGATGTCTTTCTGTCCACCAATCGAGATTAAACTGCTCTGTGTGTATACCAAGCTGAACTGGTAAACTTTCTGAAAGATCTTCCGGTTCAACTATACCAAGCTTCTCTTGATACAAGTCAGACCAGTCACCATTCATAATTCTGATAGCATCTGTGCCACCGATAAAATCTTTTCTATCGTTAATGATTCCCATAGTTTTCTCCTTATTTATATGGCTATATTAGTTTCACTTCTGCAACTCGTCAACTTTATTCTGAAACAATTCGAGATAAATTTTACGCATCTCATACTCTTTCTTTACCAAAGCATAAACATCTGAGTAAGGTGGTAGAATACGAAAACTCTTAATAGATTGATTGTATATATGCATAATGCAATCTGCTGGTAGATCTATCAAACTCTCGATCATAATATCTACACGCGTACTACACTCGTCCATACTCGTTTCATAAGGACGCTGGAACAAGTACTTCCATCGAGAGAACAACTGCTCAACTCTCTCTCTTTTGTGTGGTGTTAGATACGCTTCGATATTCGCAACGGCGGCAATAGCATCAGGAACTTTATCAACCTCGATATTAATACCATTTACGCGAACAGTGGATAACGCATTGAGTTCACGAACCAGTTGTGCATTTGCTCTTGATGGATCACGAAAAGAAAGAAGAGTAGCGACATTGCCACCCTCACTGATTGATACGACTTTAGACATGTTTTCTCCTATGCTGAATTGATTTGAATTGATTCCTCAACTAGATTATGTAGCTTTGGAAGTGTTGATTCGAGTAACTGAGTTAGCAATTTTATTTTTCTATCTATGTTCTCTTTCGACATGGGTAAAGATATACAACTCATCTCATCAAGAGTTGCTTTTGTTTCCTCGATTTGGTTTTCTATTTGTTTGTTTTTTATTTGCTCACCAACTGTTTGGATACAATAATAGTAGTGATACAGTTTGTTTACTAAGTCCTGAACTTTCCAGAGCTGTTTGCTTGTTGCAATTTGCTTTGGATTTTCACCACGAGTATAACCAAAAAAGTATTTAGATTGAACAGTATCCAATGGTTTATATAGTATGTTAATAACTGTCATGTTATCCTCCAATAAGTTTTTTAAATGTTGATTCCCATACTCGGTCACTAATTATTACACAGTATCTAGGGTCGCCAGTCTTACGTTTACAGACTGCGATATCCCTATCTTCAAGAAGATTAAATACATTTGGAAAAGAACTCTTATCTCGATACTTTACTTCTACAAAGAGAATCTGACCATCTACCTCAATAGTCAGATCCCCTTTATATTCACCACCTAGACTGCCCGATAGTGGTTGTTTCTTTGTCTTTATTCCTAAGTTATTCCATAGCTTTAGAAACCATCGTTCGTGATAGCTTCCTTTTGCTTTATTTTTGCTAACCATGTGTCCTCCTCATAGCACTTGTGACATATCAAACTGCTCTTATAAAGAAAGACTACAAAGTATTGAGTCTGTTGACCACAAGCATCACATTTTTGCCATGCTCTTTGTTCTGCTCCTTTATTTTTTTTGGAGCGTCGCAAGCTGGTCAATAGCTCTTTCAATCTTGATAGCAGTGTCATACCTTAGTTCAGTGCCTTTTAGTTGTCTGTAGTAGGTAGTCTTCGATAGACCAGCCCAGTTAAAAGCATCACGCAAACTGACCTTCTGATTCTCTGATTGAATTGTTAGCTGTTCCAAATAACTTTTCATAGAGAATAGGTCTACTACGCTTTGCTTGTAAAGACAAGTACCTATTGATTGTTTTGGTACCTAATGCGGTAATAAAATATTTTCTTACTAGTCCAGGTGCTTTTGGATTTGCATATAGTATCCTTTCATTATCTTGCATCTGCACTGATATAATAAATCCATAGCGATGCTCGAGCTGGTGTAGCGTCGTGCTGATTGTTCCATGCTTGAGATCAGGCAGCTCTTTCCGAAAAGTAGAATATGATATTCTTGGTGGTTTTGGGTTTGACTTATCGTGATACAGCTTTATTGTTGCTAGTATACGAACTTGATTAGACGTTAGTTTTCTCATGATAGTATCCTTCAAACTGGGGAGGCTCCGACACCTCCCCTTTTTTGTATCAGACCACGCTGGTTACTGTATGGTGGTTTGTGCCAGAACTGATACATGTTATGGTTGCATTGCTTTTTCAGTTAGGTTTTCAATTACTAAATCCATCAGAACTTCCATTGGAACATTAGTTGTTTTGATTCCTACTTCATCACAATAGTTTAGAAGATCAAGGCAAGGCATTGCATTTACCTTGTCCTCGATCTGTTCAAGTATGATATCATTAATTGGATGTGACATCATCGCTCCCATAATGTATTTGTCGACCATCTGTTTCTTCTGTAGTCGGAATATTTAACTCGTTTCGTATGTCATCTACAAAGTTAAACTTTTCTACAACACAACGTAATGATTTGAATATAGCACCTAAGTCATACCGAGTATCAAAAGAAGGGAATCGTTCCTCATCAATTGATAGTGCTTCATAGAACAGCATGTCTGCTCTGAGTCTTTCTTCAAGTGTTACCATTTGTTTTCCTCGTACTGTCTTCATTAGAATAGTTCCTTCTGTTGTGGCTCATCGCCAAGTTTATGTTTTAAGCTAGACAGAAACTCCTCATTGCTTGTTGGTTTATCGCAATGAGTTGTACCGTCGTAATGTTCTGATTTGCGCGCCAGCATATACGAACGATACCCAGTTTCTGTCAGCGGACTCTTTACTTGATTACCATTTACATCGGTTACATTGAGTTCGAAGTGATCTACTACATAGGGCATACCATGCTCTGAATAGTTTAGATAATCACGACAAACTCGCACACTGTGTGTCAATTTATTCCACACAAATGTTCCTACATTCTCAAAAGCTTTCTGCATATTTTGCATAGTCCTTTTGCCAGAATGGTTTCATCATAGGAGCTACAGATTGACCAGCAAGCTCGGCATCCATAGTCATCTTTAGATCTTTCTCATAGTCTTTACGAAACATATACTTTGCAAAGTGAACTTTGCTTTTTGTTTTGTAATGAGTATACCCTGTTTGCTTTATAGCTATGATGTCTGCTCCGTTCACATTGAGATCATGTATTCTCGATGCGAGTCGCCGACAACCGAAAGCCATAGCATCTTTATCTGTGATAGATCCATGTAGTCGTATGTATGCGAGAACTAATCCGCATTGCGAATCAGCTCTCGGCTCAATGAAGTATTTCTCATTGGTCATTAGTTTACCTCCGTTGTAAATTGTAACTCCTGGACTGGTGAATTAGGTCCACTCTCGATATGTATATCAAGTGTACGACACAACTCCGGTGCATACACTCTCTCAAGCGTATTGATTACATTATCTTTCTTGTCGTAAAACTTAATGGTATAGTCATCAGCCCAAGTAAGATCAACGTCAACACGACCTTGATGCTTAAATCCATTGGTATTCATTTTGATACCAGCTCTTCTTTCTTTTGATTCTGGTAATGCAAAACAGTTCATACCTACTATAACTCCCCAGCAGTTCATTGCATTTGGATCTGCATACTGTATCTGTCGTAGTATTTCTTTAGCGTAATAAAATGTTTGATCGTTCATAGTTTTCTCCATCTATAATTATATTAAAATTTATTAACTAAATCAACTCGTTACATACTTATATTTATTTTGATAAAGATACCAGAATACACCAGCCATCATGGCGTCAGCTAGTCTATGATATGCATGTGATCGTCGTGTCTTGTTACAGAAAACTTCCCAAACAATCTTACCATTTTTCATCACATCCCATATCTGGATATCTCCATCTTGTTTCAAACGATAATACTCAATACTGGTAAACTCATCATCATACATATGATCTACACCATAATGTTTATATACTTCACTTAGCTTTATCATAGTTCTCTCCATCAATTTATAACACCTCGAAAAGCACTACGATTTCCAAGCGTCAAGGTCGCAACGCGCCGAAGGGAAACCTTGATGCGAGATGGAAATCATGTGCTATCGAGATCAAATTCTGATTAACAAATCATTCATAAACTTGCGTAAATAACATTGCGCTCGCGCGGCAACACTCTCGCTAACGCGACCCCCCACCGATGTAGTGAGTGAGTGTGCTAAACCAGTTGTGGGTTGGCTTGGTTCGGCACAACTGGTTTCTACACCGCTATATGACACAAGATAATTAAGCCACAAGCTATTACAATGATATTAAATAAGTCTGTCATGATTGCCTCAATGTAATGAGAGCCACCCCAGTATGAGGTGACTCCCAATGTTATAGTTATACGTTGTTAGATTCTGGAGATTCATCAGCATCGTGTTTCTGAGTCACCTCATTGTTCTGACCATTTAAGACAGATTGTATAAGTTTTTCTCTGTCTAGATCCTCTAACAACTTAGCACCTGACTTAGCAGATTGCTCAGAATATGTCTGGTATGTATCTCCAGTAGTTGCTAAGTACCACATCTCGATAACCTTAGTGATTCTTAGATTATCCTGAGCAACATCGATGTTAGTCTTACCAACTTGAGCAAGATGTCGTAACTGTGTATCTGTGTCACTGTTCTTGCCCAATGCTCGATCTAGGATACGTCGTTCAGCCTTTGCGATTTGATTACCTCCAATGTTTAACTGTCTGGTAATAGCATCATTAAACTGACCATTTTTATCAGTCTTACGAGTACCCCAAAGTAAAGATTCCCAATATGGAACAGCTGACATTTTGCCAACTGGAATCATCTCATCAGTTTCTTCCCATATGGTATTACCAAGAGAATCTTTACCATTAGCCTTCCTATGAACATGTGTCTGACTATCAATGTCATATTGCATCTCATATGGATTATGTACCATGTCATTACCCATCATAAAGTTAAGTACATGTAACATGCATAACTCAACTCCTCTTGGTGAAGATAGTTTGGAAAGAATAGATTGAATAGTCTTACTCTCATATTCTTTTTGTAGTTTTTTATAATCGTTAATTAATTCATCTTTACTAAATCTAGTACTAGTTACTTCTATATTATTATCTAAAGCCATTATGACCTCCTATATTAAGATTAAAATTAAGTACACACACAACGATATGTACAGGTTCGAAAGCCTATAAATCTGACATGGTTCTCAATACCGAAACAACTCCGCGAGTTGCTTGGTGCAGAAAAGGGGACAAAGTTTTTGACACAGCCGAGATGTGCAGAAAAGAAACAAAGCAGTGATTGTGGCAAAAAGTTTGCAAGCAAGGGAGAAATAAATCAGGCTTGCCTTTTCTGGATTTCGGTATTTAGGTTCTGGCAGATTTGTAGGACGGTCATCATGCCTATGATATAATCGTTAGATGTGTGTGTATTCGTGTCAATTGTGAGTAAGATTCTACGATTATCTAAGCGATATGTAACGTAGTGTGTATTGAGGAACGAGATACACCGAAGTGGAATATGGCTTACTATTTCGAGAACCCGAAGGGCATGCGTCTGCATTGCATATCCTGACACAAAGCTGATTACACGAAGTGCAAATATTAAGAATCTTGAATTAATGTATTGACATGAGCAGAATAATTGACGCAGAATGATCGGCATGGAACTTACAAGGATAACAGAGAAACAGAAGAAGCTAGTTGATACACTAGTAGCAAAAGGATGCAGTGTAAAACAAGCCAGTAAAGAAGCTGGATATGCACAAGGAGAATCAGGTAGAGTAAGTGCAAGCAAGGCTTTGAAGACACCACATGTGCAACAGTATATGATGCAACAGATAGCAGACAGTATAGGAATGAATGCTACGATAGCCAGTAACAAGCTACTAAGACTAGCAAGTGGAGCTAAATCTGAGTATGTACAGCTTGAAGCTAGCAAGGATATACTAGATAGAGCTGGGTTTAAAGCACCAGATAAAGTAATGCATAGCCATGTAGGTAATATAAATGTTAAGATAGACTTGAGCTGATTATTGTCTGTAAGCTACACAGGTATAGGGGCTACCCCAAAAAGTAGCACACCTACAAATAACAATGGTATAGCCCTAGCATTTTTTTCCAAAAAGGTACTTCATCACAGAAAAGAAAAAGGAGAGTAACATGAGAGTAGGAGTTATGATGGCTGGTCTGTTAAAAAAGTTATTGCATACAAAACAGAACGTAGATAGTCTTTCTGAAGAGGAGATAGTCAATGGCGAAGACACCACTGTGGCAGAGGAAGGGAGGAAAGAATCCCAAGGGCGGTCTAAACGCGGCAGGTCGAAGGTCAGCAAAAGCACAAGGGATGAATCTCAAAGCACCAGTAAAGTCAGGCGACAATCCTCGAAGAGCAAGCTTTCTAGCAAGAATGGGAAACGCTCGAGGACCGGAATACAAGGACGGAAAGCCGACTCGACTTCTTCTCAGTCTAAGAGCATGGGGAGCGTCAAGCAAAGCCGACGCACGAAAAAAAGCGGCGGCAATAAGTAAACGCAACAAAGCTAAGAAAAAGAAAGGATAAGCTATGTATGGTAGTAGTAAGACTATGGGATCAGCTCGAAAGATGAAGAAGAAAGAGAATGGTTCTAATGGAATGAATGGTTTAACAGCCAAGCAAAAGACTCTTCCTAAAAATTTACAGATGCTAATTTTAAAGAAGAAAAAGAAGAATGGCAGTTAACGCGGCTGGTAATTATACCAAACCAAAGATGCGTAAGGCTTTATTCAACTCTATAAAAAATAGAGCTGTTCAAGGTACGGCGGCTGGTAAGTGGTCAGCGCGAAAAGCACAACTCCTGGCTAAACTTTATAAGAAGCGTGGAGGTGGTTATACCTAGTGATCCAAAAGAAGGTACTGGGAAAAAACCAAAAGGATCTGGTCGTAGACTTTATACAGATGAGAATCCTAAAGATACTGTTTCTATAAAGTATGCAACAGTTGGTGATGCCAGACGCACTGCCAATAAGGTTAAGAAGATTAATAAACCTTATGCACGAAAGATACAGATACTTACTGTTATGGAGCAAAGAAGTAAGTATGGTGGTAAACCAGAACAAGCGCGTATTGCAAAGATGGCAAAGATTCAACTGAGAAAGAAGAAGAATGAAAAAGTCACAACGTAGTTTAAAAGCATGGGGGGAACAAGATTGGCAAACCAAAAGTGGCAAGAAGTCTTCCGTGACTGGGGAAAGATATCTACCAAAGAAAGCAATCCAAGCTCTTTCAGCAGAAGAGTACGCACGAACCACAGCAGAGAAAAGAAAAGCAAAGAAGAAAGGGAAACAGTTTTCTTCACAACCAAAAGCAATAGCAAAAAAGACAGCTCTCTATAGGAGATTCTCATGAGCTTTATAAATAATCTCAAACCAGAAGAACATAGATATTTAAGACGTATAGTCAAAGAAATACACTTCCAATACTTTGATAAGAAACATGGAGCTTCTTTCGTCACTAATAAAATGCTGGATAACATAATAGAAAACATTGGACCTGAAGTTGCAGAGTCAATGATAAGAACTGGTGTAGATAAGGGTGACAGAGTTTAAGTACAAGCCTGATGGCAATGTTCTAAAAAATTTTATGAAGGATAATAGTTTCTTTCGTGGTATTCGCGGCCCAGTTGGCTCTGGTAAATCTGTTGGATGCTGTGTCGAAGTATTCCGAAGAGCATTAGAACAAAAGCCAAATGAAGATGGAGTGCGTAAATCTCGATGGGCTGTTATTCGAAACACCAATCCTCAGCTAAGAACAACGACAATAAAGACTTGGTTAGACTGGTTTCCAGAATCAGATTGGGGAAACTTCCATTGGTCTGTTCCCTATACTCACCACATAAAAAGAAATGACCTAGACTTAGAGGTAATTTTTTTAGCCTTAGATAGACCAGAAGATGTAAAGAAACTTCTTTCTCTTGAACTTACTGGTATCTGGATTAACGAAGCAAGAGAGATTCCAAAGAGTATAGTTGATGCATGTACTATGCGTGTTGGTCGATATCCAAGTATGCGAGAAGGTGGTGCTAGTTGGTCTGGTGTTATCTGTGATACGAACGCACCAGAAGAAGATCACTGGTGGGCTATTATGGCTGGAGAGGTTCCTATACCAGATCACATACCTCGAGAACAAGCGGCGATGTTGGTAAAGCCTGATAACTGGAAATTTTTTATTCAACCCCCAGCTATGATGGAAAAATTAAATGACCGCAAAGAAATTACTTCTTATACTCTCAACAATAAAGCAGAAAATAAAAAGAATATTCTAGAGAGTTATTATCCTAACCTTATTCAAGGTAAGACAAAAAACTGGATAGATGTATATGTAATGAATCGATTAGGATTAATACAGGAAGGTAAGCCTGTATATCCTGACTTTGTTTCAGAAACACATATAGCAGATGAGGAGATACCTATAGCAGTAGGCATACCTTTATATGTTGGTATTGACTTTGGCTTGACTCCTTCTGCTGTATTTGGTCAGAAGGTTCGAGGTCGATGGTTGGTACAAGCTGAGATTGTAGCTGTTGATATGGGTGTAGTTCGTTTTGCTGAGTTACTACGACAAGAAATAGCGACACGATTTAATGGTCTTGATGTCTATATTTATGGTGATCCAGCTGGTGATTTCAGAGCGCAAACAGATGAATCAACTCCTTTTCAGATTCTCAGGGGCGCTGGTCTGAAAGCAGTGCCAGCTCCAAGTAATAGTGTCGATCTAAGATTAGAGTCTGTTGCTTCTCAGTTAACAAAGATGTCTGAAGGATTGCCAGCATTTCTAATTGATAGAAGATGCCCTACATTAATTAAAGGTTTTCAAGGTGGCTATTGTTATAGACGTATGCAAGTATCTGGAGAAAGATATGATGATAAACCTGATAAAAATATGTACTCCCATATCCATGATGCTTTGCAATATATGATGTTAGGAGCTGGAGAAGGTAGAACATTAATAGCTGGTCAAAAACCAGTGAAATCTTTTAATGCAAGAAAAGGCTTTGATATTTTTAGAAGATCGCCTATTAATAGAAAAGGCGGTTCTTTTTGGAACAGATTATAGGAGGTCAATATGTGCTTTGGCGGCGGTGGTAGTCCAGCTCCTGAACCAGTGAGCGAACCAGTAAAAGAGCAACAAAAAGCTCAAAAAGAAGAAGAAACCAAAAGAAAAGTAGAACGTAGGCAAGAAGAGAAAGAAGAAACTATTCAAGCTGAAACTCCTATAGCAACATCCTTAACATATGAAACTGGTGCTAAAGCTGGTCAAAGAGTTATGAGAGGCAGTAGAGGTAGACGCGCACTATACACTTCTCAAAGAGGTGGCATAGGTTATAGAAATCCATTACTCTAGGAACTATTGTGGATCAAGATAAAGAACTTATAGAACGCTTCATTCAGAAGTATGAAAGAGCAAAATCTATTAGAAGACGCTGGGAAAGTTTATTTGATGAGTGCTATGAGTTTGCAATGCCTATGCGTCAGACATTCGCTACACAATCTATTGGTGAAAGAAGAGATGATAAGATCTTTGATGAAACAGCAGTTGTTGGTGTTCAAGAGTTTGCATCACGATTGCAAGCTGGCTTAGTTCCTAACTTTGCACGATGGGCTGACTTTACTGCTGGTAGTGAGATCCCAAAAGAAGCTCGAGAAAAAATAGATAATGATTTAGAGGAAGTAACTGATTATGTATTTGAGGTTCTTCAAAACTCTAACTTTGGTCAAGAGGTTCATGAATCATTTATGGATCTGGCAATCGGTACTGGTGTATTACATGTCGAGGAGGGTGATTCTGTTAATCCAGTTAACTTTACTGCTTTGCCTCTACCTCATGTTGTTTTGGATGTTGGTCCTGACGATCATATCGATCATGTATATAGGGAAAGGGACATTAGGTATTCTGATATAAAAATACTTTATCCAGATGCTACTATTGATGACAGGCTAAAAGGTGCGATGATGGCTAATCCTGATGGTCGAACACAGGTATTAGAAATCATTTGCAAGAACTATGAAAAAGTAAATGAAGAGGCTTTCTATTGCATTATTTTTGATATGGGTACACGCTGTTTATTAAAGTATGAAGAGTTTAAAGGCAATGGTAGTAATCCATTTATATGCTTTCGCTGGAGCAAAGATCCCGGTGCGGTCTATGGGCGAGGTCCACTTATTAGCGCATTGAGTGCAATTAAAACTACTAACCTAACAATAGAACTTATATTAGAAAATGCACAGATGGCTATATCTGGTGTGTATCAAATGGATGATGATGGTGTTATTAATCCAGATACAATTAATCTCGTGCCTGGAACTGTAATACCTAAAGCACCAAATTCTGCTGGTTTACAACCAGTAAAGGCGGCTGGATCGTTTGATGTTGCTCAGTTAATTCTATCCGATATGAGAAACAATATTAAAAAAGCATTGTATAATGATATGCTAGGCAATCCAGATCGAACACCAGCTAGTGCTACAGAGATAGCAGAACGTATGGCAGATTTATCAAGACGTATTGGATCTGCTTTTGGTAGATTGCAAGCTGAGTTAGTACAGCCAGTTCTACAGCGTGTTGTTTATATTCTAAAGAAGCAAGGTCGTATTGAGATACCTACGTTGAATGGCAGACAAGTTAAAGTAAGATCTGTAAGTCCTTTATCACAAGCACAAGCCAACCAAGATATATCATCTGTTAATAGATTCTTGGAAGTTGTACAAACACGATTAGGACCAGATCTTGTAAACATTCTCATCAACTCTGAGCAAGTAGCAACTTACCTTGCTAAGAAGTTTGGTGTGCCAGATAATCTAATTAGAGATTTAGAAGAGCGTAAACAGATAATCCAGTTTGCTCAACAGTTACAGCAACAACAAGCAACAATGCAACAAGGACAAATGCAAAATGAACAAGCAAGCTAATATTAGTGGTCTTGATGGATTCCCTAGAGGAACAGAAGATGAACAACAAATATCTTTAAATTTTGTTTCTCTGTTTTCATCACCAGCTGGTAAACAAGTATTGAAGTATTTAAGAAGTGTAACAATAGAAGCGGTACATGGATCTGCTGTAACTAATGATACTCTTCGACATGCAGAAGGTCAGCGATATATTGTTGGCTTAATTGAAAGACGTATTCAACATGGACATAAGGTGAAATCAAATGAGTGAAGAACAACAAACAGAAACTACTGAGCAAACAGCTAATGAAACAATAGAAGTACCTCAGGAGTATGCAGATGAAAGACCGAGTTGGTTACCAGAAAAATTTAAAACACCAGAAGATATGGCTAATTCTTACTCTAATCTTGAAGCTAAGATTGGACAAAAAGAAGAAGATATACGATCTGCTGTAATGAAAGAAATGGAAGAAACTGCTTTCTCTGAAAGACCAGCTACTTCTGATGATTATATATTGCCTGAGTCTATCGATTTAGATCAAGCCGCAGATAATAAATTATTAAACTGGTGGGCTGAACATTCTTATGAAAATGGATTCTCTCAAGAAGAGTTTCAAAAAGGTATAGAAGCATTTAAAGATTCTATGGATGATGGATATAATGCTGAAACAGAGATGGAGCAGTTAGGTGATAATGCAGAAGATCGTGTTGAAGCTGTTGGATTATTTGTACAGCAAAACTTTCCAGAAGAAGTTAGAGATGCTGTAGATAGTTTATGTGCTACTGCAAATGGCATAAAAGCTATGGAAATAATTATGAACAACATGAAGCAGACTCCTGTTAATGGATCTTCCTCTCCGACTGCTGTTTTAACAGAAGACAAGTTGCGAGAGATGATGAACGACCCTCGTTATTTTAATCCTAGCCAAAGGGACGCTGGTTTTGTTAGGATGGTAGATGACGGTTTTAAAAAGATGTATAACAAATGAAAAAGAAAAAAGTAAAAAAGCCGATAAAGTATTGACTTATATCAGACGAGGTAACCTTGAGTTTCGACCATGTGTTATTTCTGATGTTGATATTATTGTCGATAATATGCGCCTACCTGATATCAGAGAGTGTGCATTGGTTGGGGTATCACCAAAGTTAGCCCTCCATGTTCCTTTTGTAGAAGAAGGCGCAAGAGGATTTACTATCTGCCATAATAATAAACCTATAGCAATGTGTGGTATCACACCTATGGATAAGTATATGCATACTGGTAAGATATGGTTTCTTGGCACAGATGATGTAGATAAAATATGGAAATCGTTTTATAAACACTCCAAACTAATACTTAGTTTCTTGTCTATTGACTATGATGTAGTAGAAAATTATGTGCCAGTAGATCATCATAAAACTGTTAGATGGCTAAAATGGATAGGGTTTGAGGTAGAAAATCAGCAATATTTTATAGATCATCATGAGTTTGTACGAGTTTTCTATTGCAATTTAAATAAATTTGAGTCTAATAATAGATTAAGTGAAAGACCCGTACTGCATTAGAGAAGCCCACTACGGATAACTTTGTTGAAAAATGCACAGGACAATCTGAATCGTAAATTGAAACTCTAACTAATGAGGTGCTTAAATGGCTAATACTATTGACACAGCCTTTATCAAGCAGTTCGAGTCTGAAGTTCACCTTGCTTATCAGCGTATGGGTTCTAAACTAAGGAACACTGTGCGTATGGCAAACAATGTGACTGCAAGTGTTGTACGCTTTCAGAAGATTGGAACTGGAACTGCGAGTACCAAGTCCAGAAATGGTCTTGTAACTCCAATGGAACTAGCGCATACAACTGTTGAAGCGACAATGAGTGACTTCTATGCCGCAGAATATATCGACAAGTTGGATGAGTTAAAAATCAACATCAATGAGCGACAAGCTGTTGCAACTTCGGCGGCGGCGGCACTCGGTCGTAAAACTGATGAACTCCTATACACAGCTATGGATAGTGGTGCTAATTCAACTCAAATACATGATACAAGTTCAGCTCTCGAAAAAGCTGATTTGCTTTCATTATTTGAAACATTTGGTACTGCTAATATTCCAGAAGATGGCAATAGGTATCTTGCAATGCATCCAAAGGGATATGCTGACTTGTTTAATATAACTGAGTTTGCATCATCTGACTTTGTTGGTGAGCAGAATCTACCTTTTGCTGGTGGAATGTCTATGAAGGAATTTCTTGGTTTCAAGATATTCTCAACTGCCGCTATTACAGCTGGTAAGAATATGGCGTACCACACATCTGCTATTGGATTAGGTATTAACTCTGATGTTCAGACAGAGATTAATTATATCGCTGAAAGAGCATCACATCTTGCAACATCTATGATGTCAATGGGTGCTGTTGTTATTGATGACAATGGTATCTATGAAGTCCTAGATAATAACTCATAGGAGGTATTGAAATGGCTTATAGTGCTAGTGGATTATCTCGATTGGCTGGTGCATCAAATCTTAACTTGTGGGCTTACACAACTACAGACGCTATTGGTACTGTAAATACCGCTGGTTATTTTAATGATGCCGCGAACATGCTAGCTGTTCGAGATGTTATTATGGTTGCTGATACAAACACTCCTACGACACATTTTGTGACTGTTTTGTCAAATACTGGTAGTGTAGTAGATGTATCTGATGGTACAGCTATTGCCGAAACAGACGGCGACTAATGACTGCAACTGCGGCAGATAGCGCAATAGATATTTCTAGTCGTGCTTTGATTCTTATAGGTGCTGAACCTATTACATCATTTACTGATGGAACAACAGAATCTCTAGTGGCTTCAAATCTTTATGAAGATATCTGCCGTAGTGCCTTATCTAATACACGATGGCGATTTGCAACAGACCAACGAGTGCTAAATAGATTAACTGATGCACCAACTGGTCGATATGATTTTGCTTATCAATTACCTTCTAATCATTTAATAACACATGCTGTCACAGTTAATGATTTGCCAATAGGTTATCAGATATATGGTGATATGGTATTTGCTGATACTTCATCTCAGGATGTTGTTATTGCTGATTATACTTTTCGACAAACAGAAGAAAACTTCCCAAGTTATTTTACTATAGCTTTACAGTATGCTTTGGCTTCTGCTTTTGCTACATCTATTGCTCGAGATGCAACATTGATGCAGTTAATGACAAGCATGGCAGATCAGGCAATGCTCAAAGCTAGGAATATAGATTCACAACAGCAAACAACAAGAAATATACCACAAACTAGATTTGCTCTAACAAGGAGGAGTTAATGCGTAAAGCAAAGATACCTCTTACCAATTTTCAGTATGGTGAGCTAAGTCCTAGTTTAATATCCAGAACAGATACAAGAGTCTATAATGCCTCTGCTCAAAAAGTTGAGAACTTTTTTCTTAGGGCAGAAGGTGGTGTTATTAAACGCGCTGGTTTATCTAAGATATATGAGTTTGATACAACTGTTGATGCTACAAAAGTACAGCAACATAGATTAGTTCCTTTTATATTTTCTGATGATGAAAGATACATTGTATCCTTAGAGCATCAAAAAATTAGAGTATTTCAGATAGATACTAATAACACTGTTTCATTAGCAACTACAATTACGCAAGATGCAAATAGTGCTACATTACCTTTTACAAATACAAATATACATCAAGTTACATATGCACAATCTGGTGATGTAATGTTTATTGCTCATCAAACATTTATGGTTAGAAAGCTTGTTCGTACTGGATTAACATCGTTCCAAGTGGAAACAAAAACATTTGATACACAATCTGCTGGAGCAAAAATATACCAACCATACTTTCAGTTTCAAGATCTTGGTGTAACATTAGATCCGTCAGCTAGTTCTGGTAATGGTATTACTCTTACTACAAGCGCCGCTTACTGGGATTTGACTGGATCGCAATCAGGTGGCAACTATCCTGATTCAAAACATGTTGGTACAACTATTCGTTATCATGGTCAGGAGATAGAGATTACTTCTGTTCAGTCAGCTACTCAGGCAACTGGAAATTGTTTAGCGACACTGAAGAAAAAACTTAAAGTAGATTCTTTTCGTACAGATAATGGAGTTGCTACAGTAACAGTTACATTGGTTAATCATGGTTTTTCTGCTAGTGATGCTTTTGTTATTTCTAATGCTGATACTGTTGGTGGTATAAGTACAAGTAATCTAAATGGTTCTCGAACTGTTTCAGAAGTGATAGATGATAATACTTTTACATTTACCGCTGGTGGTAATGCTAATGATTCTACTGTTGGTGGTGGTACGCCATTTTTAGAAACTCATGCACCAGCTACTAACTGGGAAGAACAATCGTATTCTACGCTTAGAGGATTTCCTGGAGCTGTTACTTTTCATCAGAATAGATTGTGGTATGGAGGTACAATATCACAACCTGATGGATTGTGGGCTAGTAAGTCTAATGAGTTCTTTAATTTTGATACTGGTGAAGCTGCAGATAATGATTCTATTGATATTCGTGCATCTATTGGTGAAGTAAATACAATTCGACATCTAGTATCAAATAGAGATCTTCAAGCTTTTACAACTACAGATGAATTTATTGTACCAGCTTTTGTTGAGAAGCCTACAACCCCTACAAATGCTACAATTAAAAGACAAACTTCTTTTGGTTCTTCTTTTGTGAAGCCTTATGTTTATGATGGTGCAACAGTATATGTGCAAGGATCAGGAGAGATAGTTCGAGAAATGCTTTTTGATGATGGTCAGCAAGCCTATACCGGTCAACCTATCTCAAGCTTATCATCTCATTTAATTAAGAATCCTATTCAAGCAACTACATTAGCTGGTGGTATTGATCGTGCTGAGTCATATTATTTCTTAGTAGATGCTGATGGCACTCTAGCTATATTTAATTCTAATAGAGCAGAGCAAAGATATGGCTGGACACAGTTTACAAGTCAAGGTTCTTTTCATTCTCTTTGCACAGTTGATACAAGGGTGTATGCTGTAGTTAAATTTGATAAAGGAGATGGTACAAATAAATATATTCTCTGTGAGTTTGATAGTAGTTTTAATACTGATATGGCTAAAACATATTCTGGAAGTAGCGGAGTCTTCGATGTCAGTGCTGACTTTGCTAACGGTGCAGTCTTGGATGTGGTCAGTGGCACTCATTATCTTGGTCAGTTTACTGTGGCTAGTGGGAATATCGATGTATCGGCTGTGGACAATTCTCTTTCATCAGCAGAAATAGGATTTAAGTTTGATGTTACACTTACAACAAATCCCATCGATACAGCTACACAGCAAGGTGCATTAACTGGTGAGCCAAGAAGTCTAAATAAAGTTATTGTAGATTTAAGTAATACTTTGTCTTGTTCTGTTAACAATAAAAATTTAATTATTAGACAAGTAACAGATGATTTAAGTCAAGCGCGAGTAGCAATTACTGGTAAGAAAGAATTTAGATTGCTAGGATTCTCAAAAGATCCTCAAGTAACTGTAAGTCAATCTGCACCATTATCATTACAAGTTAATTCAATTATAGCGGAGATTACATTTTAATGGATATTTTTTCAGCATTAGGTTTTGCAAGTTCTTTATTTGGTGCGGCGGCAACTATTGAAAGAGGTCGTGAGATTCGCAGACAGAAAGAAGCAGAAGCACAACAGTTAGAGCAAGAACGTAGACAAGCTGAGATTAATACACTTCAGCAACATAATGATTTACTAGCAGAATTAGATCAGGCTGAAGATGTTAATAGAGCTACCTTTGCTTTTCTAAATAGAGATGATGATAATTCTGTCAGAGCTTTTAATGAAGCACAAACAGAGATATCAGATAGAGATATTAGACGTATTGATGCACAAGGATTATATGCTAGTGAGCAGTTACGATTAAGAAGTGTTGGTGCTTTAAGAGCTGGTCGAGCCGCAGAAAGGGCGGCTAACCTAAATGCTATGGCTACTATATTCTCTGCATCATATAAGGCTACACAAACAGGATAGTTATAATGGTAGTACGACAGAAACAAAGATTTAGAAATCAACAGATAGGTGTGATTCGTGCTGATATGTCAGTAGCAAACAGTCTTGCTGATATATCAAATAGCATGGAGCGTATATCTAATACAGCTTTTAGAGAAGCCGCAGTTCGAGCAGAAGAGAAAGGCAGAAAGTTTGTAGCTGATTTACCTGATAATCAAATCATGGGTATTGATGAAAAAGGTCAACCAGTCAATCTTTTAAATGATCTTAGGACATCTCTCTCTACTAAAGGCTATGGAACAATAGCTAAAAGAACTGTTGAGCGTGAGATAAGAAGACGTTTTGCAACAGTTGCTAAAAATGCTTATGTAAATAAAGCGGCAGAACTATCAGCTAAATATCGATTTCAGCCAACCAAATTTCAAGAAGAATTTTCTAATTTTCTCTTAACACAAGCCCAGCCTTATGATGGAGAATATCGTAATGCAATATTAGATGGTGGAACTGCATATGGCGCGGCAGTCAAAAGTAATATTGTTAAAAACTCACTTATAAATCAGCAAAGAATATCTGCTCAGAACTGGTCTGAAGAAGCAGAAAAAACATACTCAAATGATTATGCGTTAGGTATAGCTAATCTTGGTAGTGATATTGTTGGTTTTGAGAATGTTATGAAAGAAGATCTTGCTCATAACGAAACTAAAAATATTGCTACTAATCTACAGTTTAACGGCGCACTTAAAATAAATGGTAATGGTTATACTAATACTAGAAAGTCAAACTATGGTCAGGGTGTTGTTATGGGATTTCACCAGCGACTACTCGATTCAGATCCTTTATTAGCAAATGATTTACAGCGTGCTATTACGAATAAAAACAAAACACTTCGAGGACTAGATAAACTTAAAGAAAAGCTAGGTGAAGAAGGCGTTAAGAGAATATCAAAAGCTTTATCTTTTGTAGAAAATAATGGAGATATACTTGCTCTTGAGCGATCTGTTACAAAACAAAAGGTAGTAGCTTCAAATAGAAGTTCTCTAATTTCTGCTCAAGAAACAGAGATAGATGAATCATTCCAAGAAACAGTATTGAAAAATAATGAAACTATTCAAAATGAATTACTAACACCAGACTTTACTGATCGATTTGAAAAAGAAATAAGTATAGCTAATGATTCTGTTGAGGTCGGTAAGATACTCGAGAGATTTATTAATGATACATACAGTAAAGGTCTTACTAAGCAAAAGATAACTGTTGGTGATAGGACATTAGAAGCTAAGAACTCTCCTTTGACACAGACACAAGTAAGTGGAGTTATTGCAGATCTTCGTAAATCAGCAGAAACAGAAATAGCATCAAGGCTTATAAACTCTACAAAAGATACTGCTGGCAATGTAAACCTTGTAAAAGCTAATAGAATAATACGCTATCTAGGTGATACTGATGTTAGGAACTTAGATGGTTTTTCTCAGCCAGAGATTACTAGGCTCAGACAGTTTGAAGACTTTACATCTCTACCAAGAGAGGTTGTAGAAAAGATGTATCCGTTTGGTCCACAGATACAACCTTCACAATATTCAAAAGCTATACGAGCAAGTATTGCTAATAATATGGCAAGTATTATTGATGATATTACTTCAAATAAAGGCATTACAGAAAAACAAGCGGCTACTAAATCATATTATGACCAATTAGGTAAAGGTTCTGTTATGATGGGTAATAGCTCAACTCCTGATAGAGAAAAGGTAGATGATTATATTTTTGGAGATATTCCTAACTTACCTAAAGAGCAACGTCCTCGATTATACTTTGATCCTAGTTTTGTAACGAGTCCAGATTTTGCTGATGCACGAACACGCATAGCACAACTCGTTATTAACCAAAATGCTATGCCAGAATCTTTAAGAAAATCGATGCAAGCTTTTGTTGCTGGAAATAATATCAATTCCCAACAGTTTGCAGCTTATCGAACATTTATAAAAGGTTTTGTTGAAGATACAACATTTGATGAAAAAACGAATACTGTGGTTACATTTATTAAACAGCTTGAGGCGGCTATTGAAATAAATGGTGAGGAGAACGCTTTTTCTACATATCAAAAGTTTATTGAATTACAAAATGATAGAGAAAGACTTAACAATGCTATTACTGAAATATTCCAAAGCGAAGAAAAGTATGGTAGAAAGTCTGGTCGTGCTTTGATGTTTGAGATTGTTGCAAGAAAAACTGGTGGTAGAAATACTGTGCCTTATCGATTGCTAACCCAACAGAATGGTGCGGCTCTTGATATGTATATATATAGAAAGCTATCTACAAACAGAGGATTCGAATCTACAAAAGATTTTGGTAAGTTCATAGAAGAAACACTAAAGCAAAGTTTCGGTAGTGGTGATGGGTTTATTCTTGAATCACATATGATAAATGCCAGCGATGGTGAGAAGTTAACACGCTTTGCTCCTATGATTCTTTTTGGTGGTAATAAGGAATATGCAAAAGATTTTAAAAAGTTTTCAGCAGATCAGGTTTCTGTCTTAACTGATGGTAAGGTTAATCTTATTGCTGGAACAACAAATGGTTTTGGTGGGGATGATACACAGGTTGGTAACTTCTTTTCTCTTAGTTCTGTTACGGCAGAATCACAAGCACTGAAGGGATTTCTTATTCCTGAAAATGATGCTTCTATCGTACCTATTACCTCTCTTGATGAAGAAGAGTTTGAGATTCGAGAGCAGAATAAAATACGTACATCTTTTCTTTTATATGTATCCTACAATGGAGAGCTTGTACCTTATATTCGAGAGATTAGTCCTAATGAAAAAGATTTTGTTCGTATATCTTTAAAAGATTATGCACAGTTTAAGAACTTTGAAAAAGGTATTGTGATTCCAGCAGAAGCAGTTACCCAGCCAGATGATAAGAGTTTCTTATCTATTGATCTAAATAAAGAAACACCAGCTGAAACAAAAGAAAGAAAACAAGAAGAGCAAGATAAGATGGAATCTCTAGAACTTCTTCAACAACAACTTATGACTCCAGGTGTTCTTGATAGCAAGAAATCTAAGCTGGTTGAAAGAATTATGCGTACACCAATGTCACCAGAAGCAAAGATAAGAGAACTACAAAAAATTAGAGATCAATGAGAAGATTAGACGAAAAAGTTTATAGCTATGATCCAAAGCTAAGATTTACTGAACAAGTATTTCCAGATCAAGCACAAAGTCCTTCTTGGTTTGATACTCTTAATGCTTCTCTTGCTTATCAATATCAACCTTATATAAATGCAATGCATAATCGCAGTCGTTATGCGCGTATTCAACCTGATCCAGAATATGTACCAGCCGATGACATTGAAGGCTACGAGCAGTATAAAAATGATTTGCTACACGCAAAAACAAAAGAACACATGAATGATTTAAAAGCACAAATAGATCATATGAAGCAAACAAGAGAAACTATAGCTAATTCTTCATTAATGAATCAATTTACAACCCAGTTATTTGATCCCATTAATTTATTTGCTTTGCCTTTTGGCGGCCCAACTCTAGGCATAGCTAAATCAGCAATTAGAGTTGGAGCTGGTGCTACTGTTATTCAAGCTCCGCTCGAGGCTGGAAGGCAAGTCTTTGATCCTACTTCTACACCATCAGAGTCAGTAATAAATATGGGAACTACTTTTGCTATTGGTTCTACTTTGGGCGGTCTGTTGGCAGTGCCAAGTACGATGAGAGCAAACACATTTTTAAAAACCCAAAAAGAAATATCTGAGATGAATAATGCTATAGCCTTAACATCGCCAGAACAAAGACTACAAATAGGCAATAGAGATCTAAGAATATTTGATCCAGAAGGATTAAAGATAGATATGAGTAGATTTTCTGATGCTGATGTACAACGACTATCTAATGAGTTTGAGGCAAAGGCATATTTACAAACAGAGTTTGGCTTCTTTGACACTAAAGTAACCCAAGATTTTTCTAAATATATGAAAGGTGAAAATGCATTACGCACACTCGAAACTAAAAAAGGTGCGCCTAAAAGTGCGTATAATCTAAAAGAGAATCTATTTACACGAAGCTGGTTATACAAAGGTATAACTACACCATTCAAAAGAACTTTACAGAATAAACGCATAAGCCAAGAAACGAAGTTTGATTTTATTAGGTTGATGGGAGATCACGGTGTTGCTATGGAGGGCAATCAAGTTGGTGTTAAAACTCCTCATTCTGTCTATATTAAAGCATCTGAATATGAAGGGGAGTGGGTAGCAGTACATGACCAGCTTATGACTTTGTATGGAGAAGCATCAGGTAAAGGCAAACCATTCGGTGCATCTTTTGATTATGGTACATTTTTTCGAAGAGGCTATGATGATTGGCTTTCTGAAACATGGAAAAAAAGTTTACTGCAACCAGATAATCTTAATGAAATAGAAGAAGCGGCAGTTCAAGCATGGAATGGATTCTTTGATAAATGGGATGATAGATTGCAAGCATCTGGTCTAATTGCTAATGAGGCTAATCTATCTGCAAGAAATAGACAGTTATCTACTGTTCTTGATGACTATGGTAAGGAATATAACTTAACTAAAACTATTAAGTTAAAATCTGGTGAAGAGATTAAACAGCCATTATCTGCAAGAGTTGACGATAAAATAAGTGAAGTATTTGAAGAGTTAGACAATAATACATCTATTAAACCTAACGAAAGAAACATACTTAAAAATCAAATAGCAAAACTAAAAGATGAGAGAGATCAGGTTAGAGCTAATCTTCAAAAACAAGAAGGCGATGTACCATTACCAACTCTTAAAGAAAAGTTCTTTCCTCGATTTTGGAATAAGCAAGCTATCAATGATCGTATGGAAGACTTCAAAGAGATACTTAGAAAGCATTTTAAAACAAAGGCTTATGATATTGTTAAGACAACTACACCTCGAGGTAATGTTAAGTTTGAAAGACAGCTGGTAAATTTATCAGAAAAAGAAATAGAATCTAAGATAGATGCTACTGTAAATAAAATACTCTATGGTCAAGATGATCCTATGGCTGATGATGCAATATTCTATGGGTATGGTAAGTCAAAGCATTTTAAACACAGACAGATCGAGATAGCAAATAGTGAGGTTGTAGATTTTATAATACAGAATCCAGTTCAAGTTATGATGGCATACACAAATCGAACAGCGGCACAACATGAGTTTGTAAAGAGTTTTGGTCATGCTGATCCTGAGATTGTTGCTAATAATATTCTTCTCCGTGAAGCTAAACAAGGAATGGATCTTAATAATATAAACAAACTTAGAAGAGATTTCTTGCATAGCTATGATCGTGTTGCTGGTGTTGTCTTGCAGAATCCAGAAGCACTCAGTAACAGAACAGCTGATGTACTAAAGAATCTTGCTACTCTTAACTATCTTGGTAGTGCTGGCTTTTCTACTCTTCCTGATGCCGCGGCAATAATGATGACTAATGAACTAAAGCCTTTGTTTAATCAGTTATTTAGAGTTTTAAATGATGAGCGTGTTCGTATGAACGCTAATGAAGCACGACTTGCTGGAGAGATGTTAGAGATTCTAAAAGGCGATGTGCATATGCGTCTTATGGAAGATAGCATGAATAATGTTTTTAATAATGGGATTGTATCAAAAACTAAGAATGTTTTCTTTCAATTAAATCTATTAGGTCCAATGACACGCATTATGAAGCATATGTCATCTATGGCACACTCTCATACTATTATTGATTACTCTGTAAAGATGGCACAGAAAAGAGCATCTAAACTAGAACTAGAATATTTATCACGATATGGCATGGACTTAGATGATGCTAAGAAGATAGATCAGCTTGTTAAAGATAATGTTATTGAGAATAGTAATGGGTTTTATTTGGCTAATACCAAAGCCTGGAAGGATGAAAATACAGCTAGAATGTTTAGAAGAACTTTAAATGCTACTGTAAAGAATACTGTGCTTATGGGATCACCAGCAGATAAGCCAATAAATGTTGATGGTGTTTTTTATATTCCCATGCGTGTTGCTAGGATAATGGGTATGAAAGAGGATAGACGAATAAAGGGCTATGCTCGAGTAGAGAACGCTTTGATTGGATTGCCATTTCAATTCTATTCTTATTCTTTTGCCGCACTAAACAAGATAACCACTTTATATACACAAGACCAAGTTCTAAATAGAGCAGTTGGAATAGCGGCATCAATGGGTCTAGCGTATATGGGTATGCAACTAAAATATAGATCGAATCCTTTTGTATTAGAGCAAATGCCATTAGAAGATAAGATAGCACGATCCTTTGATATGTCTGGATTAGCCGCTCTATACTCTGATATGTATTATACCGGAATACAAATGTCTTTAGCATTAGGAGGTCCAGACTTGACTATGGGAATGATTAGTCCTAAGTTCCCACAAGAGTATAATCCAGTGGATGCTATACTCGCTCCACTAGGATCAGGACCAAGTATTGCGTATGATTTAGGTACTAGTGCATATAAGTTTACACAAGGCGATTATGACGGCGCAAAAGATTTTATTAGCAATTTACCTTTTGCTAGGTTATGGTTTCTAAGGGACTTTACAAATGATTTAGGTCGTACTGTTGCTGGAAGATTGGGGTAAGATATGACAATAGCAGTTTCAAATAATACACCAAGAGTTTCATATACTGTATCTCAAGGTGCTACACAAACTTCTTTTACTGTTTCTTTTGAGTTTTTTGCAGAAGCAGATCTAAATGTTTATGTAGATGATGTCCTTAAAACAATAACTTCAGATTATACAGTATCAGGTGGTAATGGCTCTACTGGTACAGTAACGATAAGTGTGACTGGTGCTACTGGTGGATCAACTGTAGTTATTACTAGAGATATTGCACTCGAGAGGACAACTGACTTCCCAACTCAAGGTGCTTTTAATATTTCTTCTCTGAATACAGAACTAGATAAACTGGTAGCTATAGACGCAGATGTTGATGATACTATTAGTAGATCAATAAGGTTGAAAGATCAGGATGCTTCAGCATCAATGGAGTTACCGCTCAAAGCATCAAGATTAGGGACTGTATTAGGATTTAATGCAACTACTGGTGCAGTAGAAGCTGGACCAACTATTGCTTCTGTTCAAAGTCTAGCTGATGTAACTACATCTATAAATCTACTGGGTACTTCTGCTGTCGTAGAAGACATGGGATTACTTGCTACTTCAGCAGTTATAGAAGATATGGGATTGTTGGCTACATCGAGCAACATATCTGCTATGGCATTGTTAGGAACAAGTTCTGTTATTACTGATATGGGATTACTTGGTACATCTGCTGTTGTAGAGGATATGGGATTTCTTGGAACATCTGCAAATGTAACAGCAATGGCAAACTTAGGAACATCTACTGTTGTTGGTCACATGGCGGCACTTAACGCATCAGGTGTTATATCAAACATATCAACTGTTGCTACTGATATTTCTAATGTAAATACAGTTGCATCTAACTTATCTGGAGTAAATAGCTTTGCTGAAAGATATAGAGTAGCATCATCAGAGCCTACATCATCTCTTGATGAAGGTGATTTATATTATGATACAACAGCAAATCAGTTAAAAGTTTATAGGTCAAGTGGATGGATTGCGGCAAGTGCTTTTGGTAATTTATCATCAGATAGTACACCGGAATTAGGAGGTAACTTAGATGTAGTTACGCATAGTATTGTATCATCAAGTGACAGGAATATAGCCATAACACCAAATGGTGCTGGTGTTGTTAGAATAGATGGTAATGTTGATATCTCAACTGGTGCTATAGATTTAAAGAATGGTGGCACACAATCTTATATTAGATTTTATTGTGAAAGCTCTAATGCTCATTACGCACAATTACAAGCACCAGCTCACTCTGCTTTTTCTGGTAACATTACTCTTACAATGCCAGCAACAACTGGTACATTAGCTCTTACTTCTCAAATACCAACATCAGGAATATCAAGTGGCAATGTTGCTACGTTTACATCTGGTGTAGCTGATGATGATTTCTTGAGAGTAAGTGGTACTTCTATCGAGGGTAGAAGTGCGTCAGAATTATTAAGTGATATTGGTGCAACTACCGAAGCAACTGCTGAAGCGAATAGTGTTGCA